GCAGCAGCCGGCTGAGCCTGCTGGAGGACCGGGAGATGTGGCGGATGCTGCAGGATTGGCTGATCGAGCATGTCTGCCAGCCGGTGTTTGAGCGGTGGTTGATGGCAGCCATGGCATCCGGTGAACTGGCGTTGCCTGGGTATGACCTGATGCCGGAGCGCTACAGCTCAGTGCGGTGGTTCCCGCGCGGGTGGGAATGGGTGGACCCGGCGAAGGAGGTGGCGGCCTACAAGGAGGCTGTCAGGTGTGGGTTCAAGACGCAGGCCGAGGTGGTGGCGGCAGGCGGCAGCGACCTAGAGGATCTGCTGCTGGCCCGCGCGGCTGAGGTGGACCGTGCCGAACAGCTGGGCCTGCAGTTCGACACGAACCCGGCCGACGACATGATGGGCGGCGCGATGGGTGCAACGCCTGAGGTGGAAGACGAGATCGAGGATCCCGACGATCCAGAGGATGAGGACGACGAGCTGCTCGAGGAGGCCGACTGATGGCCACGGTGAACGGCACCACGATCGACCTGATGCCGACCGACGGGATGCGCACCGAGGCGGAACGCTACCGGGAGTGGAAGGCCGAGGGCCGGGCCGGCGGCACCGCGACCGCTGCAGCCCGAGCGCGACAGATCCTGAGCGGCGACGAACTGAGCCCCGACACCGTGATCACGATGTCGGCGTGGTTCGCACGGCATGAAATCGACAAGGATGGCGAGGGGTTCAGTCCCGGTGAGGACGGCTACCCCAGCCCGGGGCGTGTCGCATGGGCGGCCTGGGGTGGTGATCCCGGGCAGACGTGGGCTGATGCGAAAGCCCAGCGAATCAAGGCGCTGCGGGATGAACGTGCTGCGACCGCTACAGTGGAATCAGGACGGGCAACTCTAGCGATGGATCTGCGCGAGCTGAATCGAGAGCCGCTGCAACGTGTGGCGTCGTTCGACTATGCCGATGCCGTTCGCGGCAAGGGCGAGGATGATCTCCGCACGCTGGAGTTTCCGTTCAGTTCGGAAGAGCCGGTCGATCGCTGGTATGGCCCTGAGGTGCTGAGTCATGGCGATGGCGCCATGGATCTCTCGCGTCTGAACGACGGCGCCCCGCTGCTGTGGAATCACGATCCGGACCGCGTGCTGGGTGTGATTGAACGCGGCTGGATTGAGGATGGTCGCGGCTATGTCCGTGTTCGATTCTCGCGCAGTTCGTTTGCTGAGGAGAAACTTGCCGACATTCGTGACGGCATTCTCCGGAACGTGTCGGTGGGCTACAGCATCACCGATGCGCAGCCGATGCGCTCGAACGGCCAGGACGGAATCCTGGCCACTTCATGGCAACCCCATGAGGTGTCCGTCGTCAGCGTGCCAGCCGATGCCAGCGTCGGAATCGGGAGAAGTCTCGACGATGACGCAACCGCGGCCCCGGCCGCAACCAACCCCCCAACCACCAAACCCATGGAACCGACCATCGACATCGAGGCGGTGCGGGCGCAGGCTGCGGCCGATGAGCGCACCCGCGTCGCCGGTATCACCAGCCTGTGCCGTGAGCACAACACCGACGATCTGGCTCAGGGCCTGATCGAGCGCGGCGCCAGCGAAGCTGACGCGATGCGCGAGGTGCTGGCCGCGATCGGCAAGCGTGCCAAGCAACCCGCCACCCCTGCTGCCCCTATGGCCCCTGCCGCTCAGCCCATCGCCAGCGGCTCCGCCGACATCGGCCTGACCGAAAAGGAGGCCCGCAGCTTCTCCTTCCTGAACGCGATTCGCGCTCAGATGGATCCCACCAACCGCGCACTGCAGGAGGCCGCGGCCTTCGAGCGTGAGTGCTCGGCTGCTGTGGAACAGAAGACCGGCCAAGCTGCCCGTGGCATCTGGGTGCCGCATGACGTGCTGAAGCGTGACCTGACCGTCGGCAGCGCCAGCGCCGCCGGTGATCTGGTGTTCACCGACGCCCGTCCCGGCAGCTTCATCGAGCAGCTGCGCAATCGCCTGGCGCTCAGCACCCTGGGCATGACCACGCTGACCGGCCTGCAGGGCCCGGTGGCGATCCCTCGCAAGACCGGAGCCTCCACCGCCTACTGGCTGGCTGAAGGTGGTGATCCCACCGGCAGCAACCCGACGGTGGACCAGGTGACCATGACCCCCCGCACCGTGGGGGCTTACACCGACTTCACCCGCCGGTTGATGCTGCAGTCCAGCCTGGACGTTGAGACCATGGTCCGCAATGACCTGGTTGAGACGCTGGCTCTGGAGATTGACCGAGTTGGCCTGTACGGCCTGGGTGCCAGCGGCGAGCCGCAGGGCGTGAAGCTCACGACCGGCATCAACACCAAGGACTTCGCCGCCGACAGCCCGACCTACGCCGAGCTGATCGACATGGAGACCAGCATCAATGCTGACAACGCCGACATCGGCGCCATGTCGTATCTGACCAACAGCACCCGCTACGGCGCATTCAAGACCACCAGCAAGGTGGGCACTGAAGCGCAGTTCGTGCTCGAGCCCGGCGGCACCGTCAACGGCTACCCCGTGGTTCGCTCGAATCAGGTGGCTGCTGGTGATGTGTTCTTCGGCGTGTGGAACCAGCTGCTGCTGGGCCTGTGGTCCGGCATCGACCTCAACGTCGACATGGCAGCCCTCGCCAAGAGCGGCGGTGTGCGAGTGATCGCGCTGCAGGATCTGGACTTCGCCGTCCGTCACCCCGAGGCGTTCTGCCGCGGCAACAACACCCTGTGACCATGAGGATTCGGATCCTGCGCCAGACCTCGATCAGCGGCCGCCCTGCCCGGGTTGGTGATGTGATCGAGGTGTCTAGCTCTGATGCCTGGTTGCTGCTCGGCAGCGGCAAGGCTGAGGTGGTGCGAGATCCGGTCCCTGCTCCAGCCCCCCAGCCCGAGGCAGCCACCCCGGCCCAGCCTCGGGCCCGCAAACCCCGCACCACCCGGACCCATGGCAGTTCATGAGCTTTCGCTGGACAAGCTCCAGCACTTCACCCTTCTGGCTACGACCACCATCACCGGCACCGGCAATCAGACCGGCGTCGACATCAAGGACTACGAGGGCGACGTCCAGATCATCCTGACCGGCACCGCCGCCGGCGCCGGCGCTGATCTGACATTTCGCGTTGAGGAGTCCGCTGATGACTCGACCTACACCGCCGTGACTGGCGGCACCTTCACCGCCGTTGGCAATGCTGCTGCGAAGCAGGTGCTGACGCTGAACAGCAACGACCTCAAGCGCTACATCCGCCTCAGCTGCACGGCTGAGACCGGCACCGCTTCCAGCGCCGTGACCTGCCTCGGGTTCGGCCTGAAGAAGTACGGCTGAGGTTGAGCGATGGCATGGATTGAGGATCCCACCGACTTCCTGAATGATCTCGGCGTCAGCGTGTCTGCCGGCGGTGTCACAGGAATGGGGATCCTCAACATGCCTGGCGAGTACATGGTCGATGACCGTGTGATCTCGAACGAATACGTCTTGCAGGTTGAGACGTCGAGGTTCGGATTCGTCAGTTATGGCGACAGCATCACAGTGGATGGCGATGCCTATCAGGTGCGCGAGCCGCCGCTGATCTTGGATGATGGTGTCTTCTGTCTGGTGCTTCTCACTAAGACAACCTCCACCCTGGCACCAGCTACAACACCCAGCGATGCTGATGCGTTCCTGTCAGATTTCGGTCTGACAGTTGCGGCTGATGGCGTTACAGGTCTTGGCATCTTCGATACGCCGAGCGAATATATCGCCAGCGGTCGGGCAATCAGCGATGAATACCTGCTGAGAGTTGAGACTGCCAAGTTCGGAGGCATTGCCTACAACGACAACATTACGGTTGATGGCGAAACCTACAGGGTGCGCGAGTCGCCGCGAATGGTAGACGATGGCATGTTCTGCCTGGTGCTGTTGACGAAGCCCATTCCTGTTTTCTACAGGCTTCTGTTGGAGGATGGCTTTAATGTCCTCAAGGAGGACAATGACAAGATTTTGCTGGAGGCGTGATGGCTGATTCCAAGGTTTCGCAACTGACATCGGCCACGCTCCCCCTTGTTGGGACCGAGCTGGTCTATCTGGTGCAAGGTGGAAACAGCCGCCGTGCAACAGCTCAGGACATCGCTGCGCTGACGACCGGCACGGACCTGGGTTACACGCAGAGCACTCGCGTTCTGACCAGTAGCACTGGCGCGGACGTGACACTTCCTGTGGCGACGGCAAGCCTGCCAGGCCTGATGGCTGCAGCCGACAAGGCGCTGACGGATGCGCTGATCGCTGCGGGCGTGACGGCCGCCGGCACGGTGGTGACGATTCCACACATCCACGGCGACCTGGCTGGCAGCGTCTACATCCACGTCAAGAACACCAGCGGCGGCCAGCTGGTGAAGGGCACGCCGGTGCGAGTGACGGGCGCGGTGGGCGATACCACCACGCTCGAGGTGGCGGCAGCTGATGCGGCCACGGCCGGCACGATGCCAGCGATCGGGATCCTGAGCGACACGCTGGCGAACAATGCCAGCGGTCATGCCGTAGTCG